GCCGGTCTGCCGCCGCCGCTGATTGGCATGGTGACCCACGCCGACCATGGCGAGGACGTGATCATCAAGGTTCTGTTCGACATGCTCGGGGTGGAGAAGCCGAGCTATCTGGACGTCGGGGCGTTCGATCCGTTCATCATCTCGAACACGGCGCTCTTGTATGCGCGCGGATCGCGCGGGATCAACATCGAGCCCAACCCGAAGCTCATGGGCGCGTTCATGAAGCACCGGCCGGGCGATCTGAACCTCAATTGCGCCGTCGGGACCGAGCGGCTGCCCGCGCGCACGCTCTACATCGGCGAGAACCCGGGGCTGGCGAGCTTCCATCGCGACCATGTTGGCGGCCCGGTGCTGCAAGAGATCGAGGTGCCGACGTGGACGGTGACCGACATCTTGGTCGGCCATCGCGGCGGCGCGTGGCCTGATCTTCTCAGCATCGACATCGAGGGCGAGGATTTGACGGTGCTGAGCCAGTGCCTGCCTGCCGAGGGCGACCGGCCGACCATGGTGGTGGTCGAGTCGCTGCGGTTGACCGAGGACACCTCGGCCGAGTGGCTCAAGCTGATGCCGTCCCGCCGCTATACGCTGGCGTTTCGCACCCGGTCGAACATGATCTGGGTGAAGGGCGAGTGGGACGCCTCCTTCCGCAGATGGTGACCGCATGAACGATTTCATGTTTGGCGCATATCAGCCGCTGCCCGGGCGTCACCCGGCGCGGATGTATGCGCGAGACAGCCTGCGCAATTTCGTTACCGGACTCGGCACGCTAAAGGACCCGCGCGTATCGTCGAACTGGTATCTGAACGTCCTCGACCGCAACGTCTTGGAGACGGCGTATCGCTCGGACTGGCTGGCGCGGCGGCTGGTGGATTTGCCAGCCTACGACTCGACGCGGGAGTGGCGGACGTGGCAGGCGAGCCAAAAGCAGATTCAATCGCTCGACCGCTTGGAGAAGCGGCTGTTCTTTCGCCACAAGACGATGGAGGCGATCCAGCGGGCTCGTCTCTATGGCGGCGCGGCGCTGCTGCTGGGCGTTGATGTGGGCGAGCCCGAGGACGAGCTTGATCCTGACGACGTTGGCAAGGACGATCTGCAGTGGGTGGTGGTGCTCAACCGCTACGAGCTTTCTGCGGGGCCGCGCATCTACAACGTGGCGTCGCCCTACTACACGCGGCCTGAATACTACACCGTCTCGACGCCGATGTTTGGTTTCTATGGCGAGTCTGGCGAGGCGTTTCCGACCAATGCGGGGCAGCAGAACTTGGTGCAGCCGCCGCGCATGCCGCAGGGACGGGCTCCGCTGCTGCCTGATGTGAATCGGCAAGTCACCCCGGCTTACGGGATGATCAGGATACACCCCAGCCGGGTCATCGAGTTCGCCGGCAACCCCCTCCCTGACTGGCGGCTCGCCCCTATGGGCGGCGGCTGGGGTGATTCGGTCCTGCAGACGATTGATGACAGTCTGCGGGACTTTGCGATGATCATGGGCGGGCTTGCTTCGGTCGTGAACGACATGAAGCTGGACGTGGTCAGCGTCCCCGAGCTTAGCCGTCATCTGTCGACCGACGACATGACGCAGAAGTTCTTGGCCCGGTGGCAACTGGCCAATCAGGCGAAGAGCACGATCAACACCTTGCTGATCGACGAGAGCGAGAAGTGGGAGCGGATCACCACCAGCTTCGGCAGCACGCCGGAGTTGATCCGGGTGGCGATGCAGGTGTCGTGCGCGGCTGGCGGCGTGCCGATGTCGCGGATCATGGGGCAAGCGCCGAACAAGGGATTGGGCACCGAGGCGGGCAACGAGACCGATCTCCGGTATTACTACGACGATCTGCAGAGCCTTCAGCACAGCGATTATCGGCGCATCATGTACGTGATGGACCGCGTGATCGTGGCGAGCGCGACGGGCGATAACGATCAGGACATCGACTACGAGTGGAATCCGCTCTTCAAGGAGAACCCGGCCGAGCAGGCGCAGGTGGCTCTGCAGAAGGCGCAGACCACGCAGATTTACGTCAATCTGGGCTTGATCAACGAGGACGCGCTGCGCGAGGGCGTGGTGAGCCAGTTGACCGAGGACAAGACCTATCCCGCGCTTGAGACTGCGATTGACGAGTTTGGGGCTGAGCCTGAGGAGCCGCCCGCTCCGCCTCCGCCTGCGATGCTGCCGACGCCTCCGCCGGGCATGCTGAACAAGGGGCAGTTCGACCCCAACCCGTTCCACATGCTGCGGGCTCAGGCGGCGTCGAAGGCTGGGCAGCCGATCCGTGTGCCGCCCAACCCGCCGCGTCGGCCGGGCATTCCTGCGCCGCAGCAGCAGCAGGCGAAGGACTACGATCCGGACGAGCCCCGCGATCCGGCTGGGAAGTGGACGGCCGGGCAGGGCATGCGGCCTGAGGCGATTGCGTCACGGATGAACGCAGAGGGCCGGGACGTCGCGCATGATGTCACGAGCATGCCATACGGCCCCGGCGTGGAGCACACGCTCTACTCGCGGTCTGGCGACCCCGAGGTCGAGCAGGAGCTTGAGCGGCATCTCGGCGAGGCCGGGCACAAGGTCGACGTCTATCCGCAGTCCGATCTTGAGTGGCTGGACGAACCTGAGGGCGTAGCGTCGGAAGCCACGCCGGAGCTAAGCGTCCCGATTGCGCCGCCGAACAAGTACGTGGTGCGGACCAAGGATGCCGAGCTAGACGACTTCAACCCGAACCACGACAAGCTGGGGCGGTTCACGAGTGCGCAGGGCACCGAGTCCGCCAAGGCTGCGGCGAAGAAGGCGGCGGCGACGTCGGCCAAGCGCTCAGCGTCGGCCAAGGCTGCGCATGAGCGGCGCAGGGCGCATGAGGCTCAGGCGTTCCCGCTGCCTGACCATCCGACGGCGCATCAGGCTGGGATGACGGCGGTGTCCCGGGTGTTGGCGCAGGCGCAGACCGCAAAGACGCCGCTGACCACGGGCGAGGTGGCTGCTGCGGCGAAGTCGGACATCAAGCGCGCGGTCGAGGCGTTCGAGGCGACGCGGCATCTCAAGGAGCCGGTGCTGCCGCCCGGGGTTTCGCGCGACCGGCTGCGGACTGCCTATCGGATGGTGATCGCTGCGACGAGGTATGTGCGCGATCCCGCGAGCGCGAAGATTCTAGTTGCGGCAGTCACCAAGAACTCGATGACGTGGCGTGAGGCTGCGGCTGCGTTCCCGCCGCATGCGCTGACGGTGGCGCACCATGCGTTCATCAGCAAGGCGGCGGATACGATAGGCGACATCGTGATTGGCGCGGTGGTTGGCGCTGCGGTTAGCGCTGTGGCTGGGCCGGTTGCCGGAGGGGCGGCTGGCGTTGTTGCGACGGCGGTGGTGAAGGCCGAGGTCGAGATTGGCCTTGAGAAGCTATCGGAGAAGACTGGGTTCACGCCCGAGCACATCAAGCATCTGTTGGGCGGCGTCGGCGCGGCGCTGCACGCGCACTACCAGAAGTGGAAGCAGGAGTTCGGTCATCTGACCGGGCAGGTGATCGGGCGTCCGCCGTATATGCCTGATGTGTCGGTGTTGACGGCGAGCTGGCGGCGGGTGCGTCCTCCTCGGCGGGCGCATGACGCGGCGGTTGACGAGTTCGATCCGATTGAGCAGGCTCTGCTTGCGTTCGATGACGCGGTGGCGTCGTGGAATCCAAGCTCGAACTGATCATCTGGGGGTTTGTCTTGGGCGTGTGTCTGTGGGTGGTCTTTGTCAGTGTGCCGAGAGCGTTGGGGTGGTGGTGATGGCGCGTAGTCTTGGTTCACTGGGTTGGTTGGTGAGCGCGGAGGAATTGGCGGCTCTTATTTTGGAGGAGGACAGTATCATGGCTGATGAGAAGAAGAGCGAGACCCTGAGCACGCCACCCGGCGCGCCTCCGGTGGTGACCGGCGGGACGGACGTCCCGAGCGCGAGCGGCCCGCCGAAGCCGCCGCCGAAGCCGGGCGAGCCTGAGCCTGATCCCGATGACGAGGAGCCTGCTGGCTCGTCCGGCGCTGCTGGCGGCTCATCTTCGGCCGGAGCCGGGTCCAAGAAGTGATGGTCGATACCGCGCTCTGGGGTGCTGCTGTCTTCCTCGCCGCCTTCTTCGTCGGCGCGCTGATCCGCCAGTGGATGGATTATCGCCAAGTGCGCGACTTCTGGAACGAGCACGGCGACGAACGATGACGGTCGTCGAACTGATCGAACAGCTTATGGGCCTGCCGGGCGACGAGACGGTCTACCGCTGGGACTCGGAGCGCTTTGCGGACGGGACGCCGACGGTCGCGGTGACCGAGGTCGAGTTTGGCACAATTGAGATTAAGGACTATGCGGCTGGAACGTCGCAGCAAGTCCCACGGGTGATCATTTCCTGATGCAGCCGCATGAAGAGCGGGTGATCGCCGAGGAGCTTGAGCTTAGCGCCAAGCTCGACCGTCTTGAGGACTTCGTCCACGGCCCGATGTTCGTGCCGTTGCCGGTGGAGGATCGAAAGCTGTTGATTGAGCAGACCGCCGCCATGGCGCTTTACGCCGACGTTCTCAAGCGGCGGATAGCTCGGTTCGATGGCTCTGGCGTTTGACGACGCCGAGGATGTGTACGATGGCGGCCGTGATCCTGCGGGCTTGGCCGATGTGCGCCGGGGGCTTGAGGGCGAGGTCAGGCGTCGCTGGCTGACGGCTCACAAGACGGTCAAGCGTGCGATACTGGCGGGCGATGCGCTGCAGATCGGCGAGAAGGCTCCGAGGCTCGCGCAGCCGACGGCTCTCAAGGCGGAGATGTTCGGGCTCTGGCTCGACGAGCAGCTACAGCGTCATGTGATCCGGGACGGGGCTTTGTTCGACTCTTCCCTGGACGAAGCGTCGTCCCGTGCAGTCGGCAGGTCGCGCTCTTTACGCCCCCCAGCGACGCGCGGCCTGCTGGCGACCACCGACGCTCAGCAGGGCTTCGGCTTTCTGACGATGGGATTTGCGCCGCCGACCCAGCCCAAGTGCAAGGACGCGGCGCGCGGCGAGCTTGCGGGCATCTGTGATTCGGTGAGCAAACGAGCCAGTTCCGCTGTGGCGGACGGCCTCCTTTGGCAACGCTCACCCAACCGGATTGCCCGCCTTCTTGATCAGGCGTTCGGCGAGGGGCTGAGCCGAACGCGGGCGCTGGCCGAGCATGTGGTGACGATGGCGCATGCGCAGGCCACGCTCGATGCGCTTGGGGCGATGGGCCATGAGTGGGTCGGGACGGTGAGCGACCGGCATGTGCATGACGCCTGGGCCGTGGTGCGCAAGCCGAACGGCGACATCGTTGTCGAGGAGATCGAGGACTTCGATCCCAATGAGGCGCGTGATCCGGCAGGCAAGTGGACGACATCGGCTGGCGGGCTTGCTGGCGCATATCTGATCCCGACGCTGAGGTGGAAGGGCAAGAGCTACTACGGCGCGACGCATCTTCAAGCGATGAAGGGCGTCCCGCCAGATGTTCAGCAGGAGATCGTCAGGGCTGATCGGGACGAGACGATCCGCTACACGACGCCCGAGGGCAAGCTGCTCAACCGGACTGAGGCGCGCCAGTACGCCGAGCAGAACAGCCTGCTTGACCCGCGCGCCTACAAGCAGCCGGACCTGATCGCCGAGGATTTGACGGCGGCGGCGGGCGATCCGGCTCATCGTCGCTTCCGAGGAATGTCGGCGCTGGCCAAGCGCGGCATGTCGGCGGTATCGCCATCGCAGCACGAGATCGATCTGCCGACTGCGGTCGCGGCGTTGGGTGGCGAGAAGCAGGCCAAGTTCGCTGAGGCTGCGGCTGAGATCGATCAAGGGCTCGGGCTTGAGAGCGCCAAGGAGATCGGTGTCGTCGGCGCGTTGAAGGACGGCGCTGAGAACGCGATGGTCACCACGGTCATGCACGCGGACTGGGACAAGCTGGCC